TAGACTACAGTACTCCACCACATTGGCACACCAACTGGATTTAAGTATTGTTCATATAAATCTGGCGGGTTCCCACGCAAATCACATGCTTGATTATACATACCAACATGTATGTGTTCTTGTTCAAACAAGTAATCCAAATTATCGTTACGTACAATATAGTCAATATCCAATAGTAATGTTTTATCAAAAGGAGAGTATTCATTAACTAAATGCTTATTACTATTTTGAAAATGACTGTCAAATGTAGTCCATGGACTATCATAATGTGTTCTTACATTTTCTTCTTGTTTAACATCTGTAATTACTACTTCATCAAATGCTTTTTCAACTAACGGTTTGCCTTGGCTTGATTCAAGCCAATCATAATCACCTTCTGAAGTAATCAGGCAAGTGTTGTTGTTTTTCATATGCTTTTTTACATATAGTGCGGCCAGTAATGCTAACTGTACATAATCAATTTCACTATTATTATAGGCAAAAAAGCAACATCCGTTATAACTCATTTACCAGTCCATTACCTTTTTAATATTTCTTGCTTTTGATAGTTTGTTTGTTTCCATCAAAAACTCATTCATTGCCTCATTATATTTTTCAATAATCATTAACTTGAATTCATGTAAGTCATCAATTTGGATTGGTGTATTACGACTGTCTTGTATTACTGCGTTTTCAAATTCATTGTCTAGTAGACTTTGAATAAAACTAATCAACAGTTGATCAGCTCGCCATGTACCTTTTTGATACATAAATGTCTGCTGTGTTTCCATTCTAATTTTGAGGTTTTTCTTTTGATTTTCTATTGTCATTCGATAATTAGAAAATTCCAATGCTTTTTCTAAGCGGTCATCCATAGTGCTTCTACCTCCGTATACGGTTATTTAACTACTACTATAACTTATTTATGATTGTTTGTCAAGTGGTTTAGCTGTCATTAGCTGAATTAAAGTTTTCAATGACACTAACTGTTGGTCCAGTTACACTGTAAGTAACTGAATTTTTTGAAATATTATTAGGCTGTAATGTTTTAGCATAAAATGTAGTAGAACCAGTAATAGGACTTGCATGAGTTGATCCATCATCCATTACTACTTTAATCTGTACCTGGTGTGTTGATCCCACTTCAACATATTTGGCATGAAAAACTGCACGAAGGTTTGCATACCCACCGCCGTAACCACCACCGCCGTAACCACCACCAGGACTAGCACTACTAAAAATTGTTTGCCAATCGGTAGTTAAGTGATAAAATCCTTTACCGTTACTAATTCCGCCACTACCACTTTGTAATGTGCCTTCATGGTTCATACGAACTGTGCCTAGCCCAGTACATATTGAATTCCAACTTGCATAACCAGCATTTGCGGCATTACCTGTCATATCTAAACTGAATCGTATCTCGCCACCACTATTAAAAAAGTATCGTGCTTGACTGTAATCAGTAAAGGTATAAGCAAATATACCTTCTAAACGTGAATCCCATGCCGCAGTACGTACAAAATTCCCTGCATTTGTTTCACTTGCAGCACTTGCGCCCACAGTTAAATGTACATCGTTCATTAATACATTTGTTTGATATACGTTTTCAATATAATTACCATCATTAGAAGTGATATCAGTACCAACTGAAACATTTGTAAGTTGTGTACTGTCGCCGACATGAGTCAATATGGCATTGGATCTATCAATTAAACTATTAGTATGTACACTCTCAACTTTGTCAGTAGGTGATAAATTATTTACAACTGCGCTATTACCATAACCAAATCTATGTGTATATCGATTAAATACAACCACACGTGTCGCCGCCGGAATGGCTGTAGTAAATGTAATAGTATTAGCATTATAGTCTATACTATAGCCACTGCCAACTTTTGTTTCCTGTCCAACTACTACAATAACAAAGTCTGTTGATAATACATCGGTAGTCAGTGAAAAGGGACCAACACCCGGACTTGTTGATGGATAGTCTGTTTCATGTATTGAAAATATTGCATTACATTCTGCTGCATTATTAATATTACTGCCACTAAAGGTTGCGTCATACTCTCGCCCAGTATAGACATCAGCAAAGCACTTATTGCATAAATCTGCAAGTGCATTGTAATGTGATGCTTCAATTACCTGACCGACGATGACTGCCACTTACTTGACTCCTACTACAATTTCAATTAACCCTGGCTCTTGATTTATTTTAGTGTCAAGAGCTCTACCAATTACATGCTGGTATGTACAATCTTCGCCATCACTAACTGCTCTGGCATGACCTGGGGTACTTGAAGTGACTAGTCTGTCTCCTTTGTTGGTTATTCCTATTACTTTACATGGCACTCGACCTGCAAGTGCAATGTACGGATGTGTATCATCTGTTCCTGCATTTGAATTTAGCATAAGGCCTGGATTAGTTGATACCACTCCAAATACTGCGCTTGAGCATTCAGTAGTACTAGCAGTTACTTCTTTTTCGCCACCCAAATCAACAACTGTACCGTATGCAATTGGTTGATCTGCTTCATATCTTTCTGCAAGGTCAGCATACTGTGCTGACGTAGCAGTACCATTAAATAGGTAATCTGTACCGTTGTTTAAGTTAATACCTTGCTTTATTGTTGGAAACTGTGTATTAAGTAATGTAGTTCCATTTTCCAAGTATTCAGCTGTTGCACCGGCTGTGTTTGGTGCCCAATCTGCAGCATCACTACTAGTAATGGAAACAATTTCACCGTTAACAAGCATTTCTAATGTACTGTGACTTGCATTTACTGTATCAATTCTAGTACGTGCAATAAATTGGGTTGTGCCTAGTGGACTACTAACTGTTTGCCATGCACCGTTATAGTACATGTGAAGCTGACCATTATCACTGTCTAACCACATATGACCATCTGTTTCGCCAACACCGTTTGGTGCTGCACTTTGTACTGTCATACTGCCGACACCTTTCCAGTTGCCGCTGTTTCCTTGTGTATCGTCAAAATACTTCATACAATTATTTGTACTATCATACCAAAGCTGGCCCTCACTTGGGCGGCTTGGTGCTGTTCCCCCAGCAAAGTTTTCTAGCAGATGTAAAAAGTCTTCTGCTACTACTTCACCGTAACGGCTATAATTTTTACCAATTAACTTAATGTCAGTTGTTGTATCTATAGTTCCGTCATTGACAAGGATTGCTGTTTTTGTTCCGTCTGTATAATCTACTGTATATGCCATGTCTTATGATCCTGCTGTAATTCTAATTGTATATATGATCTGAATTTTACGGTTTTCACTCTTCTGTACAGGATGGAAAATAACATGAGTTAAATATACACCTCCTGGAGTTTTTAAACCTAGTTCATCAAAAATATAATTTCCGGTTAGGTTAGCAGCATTATCTAATGCGTCCTGACCGCTTGGCTCGTTGTAGCCAAGTGTACATGTGATAACAATATCACTGTATGTGTTACCGCCAGTGTGTACTACAACCATATTATTATCAGGGTCAGCACTTGCTGTGTTTGCAACGCCTTTACTGTATGTTTCGTTGTACAACTGTCCAGTAGCACTATTTGTATTTGTTGCTTGGTATGTTACTACACCAGTAGCATCAACACTAACACCACCATTACCAAAGCCCATGTTTAAAACATGGTATGCGTTTCCTGTTGTACCGTCACCATCTGTTAAATTAGATAGCAAATGTGCAATAGCAACACTCATATTTTCATAGTTAATTGCATTACGTTTGTTTACAAATACCTCACCAGATTCTGGATCTAGAATTTTGATATGGCCCATAACGCCTAACCCTGTTTTTTCAATTTCTTGTAACTGATGCATGTTCTTAATTTCCTATTATACTTATTTATACGTTTTATAATCTTAGTATTTTATCCGTTATCATATACAAACTTGGCTTCACTACTAACACTAGATGCATCGGTTATGCTTTTTCCAAAGTCATTAAATGCTGGTCGTAGTTGCTGTCCGTAATCCTCAAGTTCATTCAGTGTTGGTATACGTACCGGAGGCCCTGCTTCGTACACAGTGTCCCCATTACTATGTGCTGTAATGCTTGTACCGCCTGTACCTCTAGTACAATTTATTAGCGTGTCGTTTTCAATATGCGTATATGTAATACGCTCATTACCAATCCATACCGCACCCAATTGATCTGGTGTTGCAGTGTACAATGTTTTATTGTACAATACTGATCCGCTTGTTACTGGGATCGATGTTGATGTAGCTGTGATATCACTACTTAAAGTAGTATTAGTATTGATTACCACTGCTTCAGTGTCACGGTTGCTATCAACAAACATTCTAAATCGTTTACTATTTGCATCTTCGGTACTACCGCTGGTGTTTGTTGTAACACGTAGTTCTAATGCTTCATCAAAATATGCTGGATATAGTTCAGTTCCGTGTCCTGCATACTGTGGGTGTAAGAACCCTTGAGTTGCATATATGTCAGTAAACTCACTGTCACTGCCGTCAATACTAATATTGCTGGCATCTACTGTTAGTGTAGTACTACTTATGTCTGCTCCACTTGCTAATTCTTGTGTTGTAAACAAGCTAGCATCAGTATTTGTACCAATTGCCCAGTTTGCTCCGCCTTCCAGTAACACCCCATCGAATCCAGTATTTGTATGTGCATTAAGTTTTTCTGTAATTACCATACCTCGAGTATGCTCAGTTGCAGTAATTTTAACATTGTCAATATGATCACGTTGAGTATATAAATTACGCATCTTGGTGTGGAATGGCTTGACATCGTTTATGTAATCAATTACATCATCAATTCTATCAAGCTCAAACAATTTGGTATTCTTGGTTAGGCTGTGCTTAATCACTGCTTTAATATACGTTGATTTGAACGCCCAGTCAACATTATTCTGCTCACTGTTGATATAATTTAACATTGTAAACCACATATCAGCATATAATGGCTGATACTGTCCTACAAAAATATCAAATCTTAGTGTATCAAGTATTTCTCCCAACATTGAACCAGGATCATGATCCCATAGTGTAAAGTCCCATGTACCTGTATCCCAACCAAAATCTTCTTTGTTATAATCCCAAAGTAGATCTCTAAACTGAATAGTTGCTTTTTCTTTAAATTGTAGTTCCCAAGTTGATCCATTAAAACGATATACTTGTTCTCGTCTTACCTTTTCATTGGGGCGGCTTTGTAATACTCGTGCTGTTTCTCCTGCAACACCAGGCACCAGTGCAAGTTCACTACGTAATAACACAGTTCTATCAGTGTCTTGTCCTATAATAAATCCGTCCACCATCCAGTCAACATATACCCAATAGTCATTGATTTTATAATTATGCTGTCCAACAGTGATTATTGAATTTAATACTTTATCCCAATCCTTAACAGTATCAATTAGATTAATTTTAATCAACTGTCTGTTTAATTTATCAACTAATACTCGTCTAGCCTCAGGCAAATATTTGACCCAACTCTGTCTTGGACGAATCATATTACCATATTGTGCCAGTGGGTGTAAATTAAAATCTGGCACTGGATTAGGTTGTGGAAACTCAACTGTCAGTTGATTTACGTCAATTGCAGTTGTGTCCGGTTTAACAATACTATTGAAGATCTGGCTCCAAGTATTACCATTATCAGTGATAGGATCATTGTTAGTATTGCTTGTTGAAGCTCGATAAAAGTTTCCATCTGATGACTGAACTAGTTCGCCCTGTGTGTATGTAATCGCATTATTCCATACCACATATGTTTCTGTTACTGTGTTCTTGTCAAAACTAGCAATACTATCACGCAATCCCATGTGTAACCATTGTGGAATTACTGTAGCTGGATCATTTTCTGCCAGTAATACATATTCACGATGTAAGTCAATATCTGAATTAGTAAAGTTTAACTGTAGTGCAGCCTCACCGTTATTGATAAATGTTTCTAGATTACTTACTAAAATACTATTTTGCTGACTTGGATTGGTACTACTACCAACTGAAGCCACCCAGTTGTAACCAAATGCGCCTGGATCTTGTAGTATGTTAGTTAATTGTGTTGTTGTAAACTGACGATTTTCTCCAGTCTTTGTTGTTTTGTTCTTAACCCAGAAATAATAAAAAGTTTCTTCCTGTTCACTAGAGACATTATACTCAGTAAGTTCTGTCCAATAATAAACTGCTTCACCATACTCACCATCACGTGTATATGGAACACCACTGAGTTGTATGCCGTCAACAATTGTTCCAGCACGTACTTCATTTTCATACTCATCTGGTGCTACTGTACTTTTTGTCCATTCGTATATATCAATACTACTTGTTGGGAAAAGTGTTGCCCACCAACTTTGTTTATATACAAGGTCACCTTGTTCATAATCATAATATACTGCTCTACTTAAATCCCACCATGTTTCACCAACATGTTGTTCATCCCAATAATTAGTATCTGTAATACTATAAGAAGCATCAGTAGTGTTGGTATAGTTTGCTGAATCAAAATTTATTTTGTATGTCAATTCAGTATCAACAACACCTGGAATAATACCAGCTAACGGGTGAAATACTTCAAATGTGTGAACTGTACTTTGTTTATTTGTATCATAAAGTATAGCATTTTTAATTTTTGTATTGTCTGTACGCTTTGCTTGGTCTCGTAACTTCTCAAATTCAATACCATTAGTGCCTTGTACTGCTTGATATACTGCACCTAGTTCAGTACTAATACCGCCTTCAATAACATTATCAACATACGCCAGCATGCCTACACGCCAACCTTTGTTGTTATTGTAATACTTGACATTTGTTAATGTATTTGTTAACTCTATGTTAGTATTAAACTTAGTAGGACGCAATGCTAATAATTTACCGCCTGTGCCTTGTGTTTCAATATACTTGTCAATATAAAAGTAAGTTGGAGCATCTACACGTGTAACTTGATGTATTCCGTCAACACTTGGAGTACATGTACTATTCATTATAACTACATAATCTCCAGTTGACAGATTGTGGTTGACAGACAGTTTAATTAGTGCGTCATCACCAGTTTCGTTACCAGCACAAATCTCATCAATTTCAAAATCATAATCAAATGTTTGATATACATTATATCCAACAGACCTACTATAATCAGTAGTTGTAATTCCGATATTATCTAATACCCATGTGCTTAGTTTTGCATTGGCTGGGTCTTCAATTTGATTCCAATCGCTAGTATTAAAGGTGTTTGTAACTGTAGTTGATGCTGTTGTTGTACCAGCTGATAGTCCAATACTGGCATTTGCTGTGCCAGATCCTATAACAAGTGTATCATTTGTACTAGTTAAAACTAGGTTGTTATTAATATTGGATGCTGTAATTCCACTGATCGCTGTACTATTAATTTGATCAACAATATCATAAATTTGTGAATCTGTAGGTGATGTAGTAACAGAGCTGGTTGCATTTGTAGTACCAATATTGATACCAACATTGGTATTTGCTGTTCCTGCACCAATAACAATACTTTGATTTACACTTTGAATACGTAGCTGTGTACCATTTGCTGATGCACTTATACCAGTTAATGAAGCTTCATTAATTTCTTGTACAATTTCACTAAGAGTGAGTGTGCCGCCACTTACTACTGTACTTGTTTGTGAATTATATACCTGACTATTCGTACTAAATCCTACTTCAGTATTACTACCAGCACTACCAATTGTTAAACTTGAATCACCAGCACTTGCTACTTTTGTAATTACCAATTGGTTACTGCTGTTCTTACTTGGTGTAATAGTAGAATTGCCAGCACTTGTTAGCGAACTTTGAATTTCAGTAATTATTTCATCAATATCAAAGATACGTGGTACTGTGGTGTTTACAGTTGCAACTGTTGAGCCAGTTAATATATTACCCCCAATTTTTACAAATGTTGCAAAGTCGTCTATGTATGTACCACTTGCTATAGCATTTACTGAGGTTGTTGTATCTCCAGTGGTTGGCAAGCTACTAGTTGTATAACTTTGGTTTGTACAAGCATTGATAATATCAACATCATTCTGTAGTAAGTTTGTCATTTCTGTACTGTATCCAGCATTTGCACTGGAAATTTCAGTAGATAAGAATGGTATATTTAATCCACTGTTAACATATGTACCTGTGTAATAGTTTCCAATCCAGGTAGTCCATGCACTAGTGCCTTCAATCGCAGTATAAGCAACACGTAGATCTTCCAGTGCATTAATTCTAGCAACTGCTACAGTATTCTCACTTGCGTTTGTTATAAATGCTGGTGAAAATCCTTGTTCTAATGCACTTAGCGCACTAATGTTAGTTGTAATACTAGTATTTTGTACTAAATCAACAAACACACCATCTATCAGTAAGCCTTCACCAACATTACCAGTAACTGTAGGATTACCTACTGTACCAGTTACTACAATTGGTGCATAGTTTATTGTAGACACAGTTTTATCTAAAACTACTGTTGATCCGTCAATAATAAGTGTACTATTGTTGGGTGCTGTTGGATTATTAATTGTGCCATCAATGTTAATAGTATCGTAGGTAGTAGTGGTACTTGTTTTACTAAACGTAATTGTTGTACCATCAATTATTAATGTTTCTCCACTCGGCACACTTGGATATAATACTGTGGCACGTGCAGTAATATTATTGCTTATGCTACTCAGTCCAGTGGTTGCGATGCTTAACTGATATACCTTGCCTGCTTTACGTACTATATCGCCAGTTTTGTAAGCAACTACTGAACTCCAATTTGGTAGTCTAGCGTAGTCAGCCAAGATACTATACGCACTACTAATATCGTCAATACTTTTTAATTTATGTTCAGCTTCACTAGCTAATGGTAACCCTGCTAATGGTAAATGCGATGCAAATTTTTTGTTTGCACTAATGCTACTACTATTTTGATATTCCGGTGGTAATACTTCAAACGGTGTAGTTAAATCGCCAGTAATAAGACCAGTGCTACCACTGTGATAATCAATTATAAGATCTCCAGCATCATCACTAACATAGTTTTCATTGAATCGAATTGCCTGTGGATTAGTTTTGATTAAATCACTATCAAGTTGTATTTCAATTGGATTACGTTTCTGTGTATCACCATAATCTCCCAAACGTACCATCCACTCTTCATATATGTCATGACTCTGGTTAGTTCCAAATAAATTTTGGTTACGCATAAATGCATCAACTGCGATAGTTGTGCCTTTCATTTTACGTAAGCCTTTGCTAAAGTTGTATCCAGCATTATCTTCAATAAATGTATTACTGAGGTAACTGCCTTCAATATAACCAGTGTTAAACCTCGCTGTTTGTCTAGTAGATAGGTTGAGTGTTTTACTATCACTATTAATATTATCACGTTCAACTTCACGTATACTTGTTTCCAAGTTACTTATAATACCATCTGTTTTAACCAGATATCCTGGAGCTTCAATACGTCCATTCCAGTTACGTGTGCGTTCGCCTTCCAATTTAACTCGTGTATGTGAAATACCAGTAACTGGATCATGTGTAATGTCATTAAACTGACTGAGATTGTTTAGTGTAATAATATGTTCATATTCAACAATATTAACACTAAGTCCAAATATTTCCTTTTTAGTATCTTTAAGACTAAATTCAGTTGTAGTATCATTTCGTAATACTAACATTTGGCTTGGTTTAATTTGTTTGTTGTCACTGTTAATAATATTAGCAGTTCCGTCATAATTATATCCGATGTAATCTACATAACCCACTGGTCCTTGTGTAAATTCCAGTGTGTTTAATACACCGTTAACATACAGTGGTGCTGGAGATTCAGTTAAACTCCATTCCATTGCAGTACGGGCATCCTGTAGCCAACGGGCTGATACATCAAATCCTTGTGTTTTGTAATATTCTCCCAGTCCAAGAATAAAGTTAAATAAATCTTGTCTCTTTAAAAATACATGACCATATGAATATTGTACAGTATTATTTTTATAATTATGGAATCGCTTGACATCCAAGTTTCCAATATCTATTTTACTAACATGGCCGCCTTCACTAACTGGGTAAACTGTAAATGTTTTATCAGTATTATTATATCCAGATACACTATACCCAAAGTCGCCCTTTTGAATTTTTAAGCCAGAGTAGAATACACTCTTAATGGGTGTGCTTTTGGTTAGTACAATACTGTAGTCTTGATTTGGAAGTTCTACTGGTCCTTTTTGATAGCTGCTGTCCAACAATACAGTAATAATATTTTTGTCAGTGTATCCACCAATTGGTAACATTAGCTCACTTTTTAGGTTTCCAAAACTTTCAATCATATCATCTGGTGTGATATTATAGATGCTTGCCCACTCCACAACTAAGTTGTTAAACCCTAGTATTACTGGGCGAACTAAATCTGTAAATCCACTGGCTGCTGCACCACTAGCACCAATTGGTCCGTTTATTGTAAGTGCAACATTATCTGTATATCCTGCAATTGCTGATCTAACACTAATGGCTTTAACTTCGCCGCCAGATACTCGCACTGCAAATTTAGTAGAACCAAATTTAGTATTACTAACAGCAACACTGGTACTATTATTGTACCCACTACCGGAAGTATCTACAACTACATTTGTAATTGTTCGTTTGTCAACAGACTGTTGATGCATAAGTGTATTTTTTAAATTGCTTCTAAATCGCTGTGGTCCAATCACCCTCTGTGCATGCTTGGTATTAATAGTCCTGATTGTACTGAGATGATTAAGTCTATAAAAGTTTTCAAATACACGGAATGGTTTAAACAACATAGCTGATTCAGCCAATGCGAATGTAAAGAGGCTAGTTGCTCTCCATGTGTTTTCAGTTGGTCCCCAGTCATTGAATTGGAAATCTTTAGTTTGTTCAATAGCTGTTGGGGTTGGAACCACACCGGCGGTTACTGGACTATTCAGTGTGCCACTGGTTGTAACTAGTGTATTATTATCCCAGTCGTATGCTGAGCGGTTAACTAATAAATCAGTATAACGAGTTGACAATGAAGGATCGCCAATTTCTCCAATTTTTAAACTTGCAATAAGTGCTGCACGTTTTGTAGGATCGGTCCAACTGTAATTAGCATCCCACCAACTTGGCTTACGATGGTGTCCAAGCATTCTCCACGGATGTGTATGTGGTCTTGCAGTACCAAAGTAGTAAGAATATAAACCTTTCCAGCCACCAATTTTAGGGCCAACACTACTATAGTTCCAAGTAAACTCGTTGCCAGCATCATAATAATCAGCACTATTAAATCCTACTAGATTATTGTTAGTAGCGTATACATTGTACCAATCGTCAAGTATATCCTTCATATCAGTCCACTTATTACTTGTACTACGATTAGCATTTGGCAAGTTATCAGTAATTTGTTGCTGTAAATTATAATGTATATCAATCAGTCCAGCTACAATTCTTGTTTCAAGATCCAGTAAGCATGCAGTTATAATATCAAAATTAGTATCTGTCATATCATAGAATTCAGTACCTGTACATGAATGCACACTTCCATCATGGTTAAGTAATTTACCGTTTACAACTTCAACTGTGTACGGCTTAATTAAACCTAGTTTAACAGTACTTGGTGGAACGTAGCTATAATTATTAAAATCATACCAACGTATTTCTAGTTCTGCTGGTGTTGCATTACTATCTAGTGTAGCGGCAGATGTTAGGGTAAGTTCGTCGATATCAAGTGTATAATCAATACCTCGCTGTAATGTGCGCCAAACATATGAACTACCATTATATTCTTTCAGATATACATAAACATGGTTATGACTTTCATTAAAATTATTGACCATATTAGTTGTATAGAATATAGTAGTTGCATCAGTAATAGTTATAGTCTGCAATGATTCAGATTCATAATACACCATATCACTTTTACTATAGTTAAATGTAGTATTTTTACCAACGTTGATATCATTTAGTGCTTGATCAACAATGCTACGAACAGTATCAGCTGATGTACTGGTATCCCATAATTGCTTTACCTTTGTTTTAAAGTATTCTTTAAAATTGTAGTAGTCATTACCAGTCTTGCGCAGTCCGTTAATAGGATTAGTATATGGATTGTTTAACAAGTAACTGAATTTTGTTGGACTAGCTACTTGCTGACGTATTGTACCGCCACTGCCACCTGGGGCTGATATCTTGTGTAGTGTATTTTCACCAAATGGGTCTCCACTAAATCCAATAGTATGTATTGCTTGATCTTTAAAGTGATGCAAAATATTACTAAAACTGATCGAACTTAAAACTTCGTTATTTGGATTGTATTTGAATAATGGAGCAGTATCAAATACATATTGTGTAGTATCAACATTATTAATGTTGACAACGTATTCTATTTCATACACATCATCTTTATTCGCTGGTGTTGTCATTGTAACAACGTTTCCAGAAACAGTATAATCTGTAGTCTCTTTAATATTGTCACCATTTTTAAGTACAGTAAGTTGCTTATGATTGTTGTTATTAATAAAAATACGACCTGCAAATTTTGGTGTAGCAACTGCGATGCCATTTGTCAAATACCCAGCGCCGCCATATGCTGCATAAGAATCTTCACTCATATAATAAGCTGTGGTATATGCATAGTTAGCACCAAATGTGACAACCATATTATTGCCACTGGTAGTGACTGTAATGTTAGGGTCTAACGCACCATATGGATTAGTAATTCTAAAGTTTTGATTGGCGTTTGGTATTAGTAATTTAAAAGTGTAGGCTACATCAGACTGTAATATTAGATCTGGATCAGTCTCACCGTATTCCACTGTGTCATGTATCATTTCGTTACTAATTCTGTAACCAGTTGCTCCAACTAAATCAGTAGTTTCTACCCAAAATACTGGGTTAAGTTCCAACTGATCACTAGCAAGTGTAAACTTGACAGTTTCATTTGCGCTTGCAATATGTGTTTTAATCAGTGGAGTTCGTTGATTTCCACGTATCTGACTCCAACCGTTAATATAAGAAACGTTTACAATATCTTTTGCAAAGTAATATCCAGTAATATCTCTTGCATTAAGGTCTCCAATGTCAGTCTGATACCTTTTTACATTTAAGTTTAAAAAGAAGTTGATGTCGTTATTATTGTTTTGTGTGTTATACTTTGGTGCAAATCCAAGTTCAGGATCTACAACGCCAGCAGTATTGTCTTCGTATCCAAAAAACTTATCACCAGCATAATCGTTATTTTGATATGTACTTAGTTTAAATCCATTTTCATCATACAATTCAAATAACGGATGATCACCACGACTTAACTTTTGCTGTCCATTAATCCAATTACTACCATCCCAGTATAATTCCAATCCAGGATATCCAGTAGCAGTTCCGGCTAAATCTGGTCCGTGTAATACAAGTACTTTATCTAATACAGTGTAACTATTGGGTGCATGAACTTGTGTAAAGGTGATACTAGTATCAACTCCACCTACTTGATATATTCCGTTACTGTATGCACCGCCATTTTTTACTAATACATAGTCATTATCAGCTAACCCAACTAGTGCATTTGTGTATGTACTCTGCCCAATTACACTAACACTGGGATCAACATCCACTAATATATGTTGAACGTTTCTAATTAATCGTTGTCCACTATTATATAGTTCAAGGTTATCTTCCCAACAAATAATTGGACGTTGTCCACGATTTTCTGTTGTGTTAAAATCAGTAATAACTAAGTTATTATATTCCACTGTGTTGCGGATTGCGTATATACTATACCATTGGTTTGCGCGACACCATGCATTTTGATCAACACTACTGCGATCTGCAACTACATATTCCTTTTCAGGATTTTTATAATTACTATAATCCCATAAGTTACTGTCCCAACTGTCTAAATCCCAATCACTTGGCAAACGTGGAGTGTATGGCTGTACATGAAAAAACTGTATCTTATCGTTTTCATCAATGTGTTCAACCAATTTAATATTGGACGTACCTATACCTTCAACCCAGTATGTGACGTCTACACGATAGTTTCCGCTTGTACTTGTTGCATTAGCACCAGTAAAAATAACTCGCATTCCGTTCAATAACTCAAGAGTTTTTCCGTTTGTTAATGTAGGAGTTGTATAATTACTTAAACGTATAATATTGTCAATATCAATTGGATCAGTACTGGTTGGAACAATTACACATGGTGGAATGTCTTCCATTAGCCAATAGTAATTGGTATGATTAATAAACATATCAGTATTAATGGGTAGGTCCAGTGTGTATCCAGTTTCATTTGCAAGTTGGTCTACTTGATCAGTATCACTGCCAACTTTTTTAAATAAATTTAGTACACTACTATAAGAAAGAGCTTCATCAGTAGCTCCTCCGTTTTTATGACTAATTCCTGGTGCTAACTGATTATTAAGTCTTTGTGCCGATGTTTCTGGATTAAACAAATCCTTTCCAGGTTTGTAATCTTTACCTTTAACACGCCCCCAATATGTATCTAGTGTTTCAGTACTGCCACTACTTAAAAGTTGATCAAGTGTAGTACTTAAAAATCTACGATTGGTATCTGTTTGTAGAATACCTGGTAAGAAATCTGTAACATTTCTTTTACCAACAAAAATTTCATCTTCACCGCTTTGTGTAAAGTTTTGTAATTTTTTAGGATGTGCTGGATATTTTGACATTTATTTTTTCCTTAGGCCACTGTACTTGTTCTTAAATTTGCACCAGTAAAGCTGGTAACTATCTTAATACTGTTTAAATCAATATCAGGTATAAAGACTTCATCGCTGTTTGGAGTAACTTGGAATAAGTTACCAAACGCACTGTCTTCCTGTATAGGCACAATAACAATACTACTCATGATACCCAACAACTGGTTGTGTACATATGCACTTAATTCAGTAAAGAAGAACGTTTCACCAAATTCCCAATTGTCTATATCAAAAAATGATGTAATAGCTGCAAGTACTCGGTTTTTAATTTCAGTATCTGTTAGTGTTGTACCGGCTACCTTAACTACACGAAAGTTTGCCTGCAAACTAGTATCTGCTGTCTCACCAAACAGTGGTTTATATTTTGCACTGCGATATATTAAACTATCACTGATACTTTTCTTATTTTCAATACTAGAAAATTGTGTTTTTAGTTCATCACTAGTGGGCGGTTTTGGTAGTCCATCTTCAGTTCTATCATTACTTAACCAGTTTCGGTATGCTAGATCGTATGCGTTAGTTAACACATACGTATCAATAATGTTACTAATACTTGGATCAATTCGTTGTTCACTATCCGCAATTCGCTTCCACTGGAATACAAGATCTTTACGTCCACTAAGTGTGCCAGTACTGGCAGTTGGATCAATAACAGTATAATCAAATCCGTATTCAGTAATTATTTTTGTTTCAACTGTATCAGTACCAACTAAATCCTGAAATGCTAGTGGGTCGTCTGGATACAAATCATTTTCTAGACTGCTGATAGTTGCAATAATTTTATGATCATCACTGTGTCCATCTCGCTCACTGTAATACTTGTAACCATAGAAATTAATGTCACTACCCAAACTGTATGGACTATTGCCGCTACGGCTGTTTGTTTTAAAGATACGTATTTTATCACGAGCTGGTTTATTTGTTTCAAAATCAAATTTTATATTGCTGTTCTGGTTATAAAATCTAACGTCACTTGTACTACCAAAAATAATACGGAAACGTCTAGTAACCATAACCCACCTGTCACTACTATAACTAATTTTTACAATCCAGCTGTTGTCTAGATTGTTTCCTGTTGTATTTCCAGCATATGTAGTATTGTAATTTGTTGTTGAATTAGCTGAGTCTGGTGCTACGTTATTTGTAGTTACCACTTTCCATTCACTATTGTCGCTGTCAAATCTTAACCCAAAAGTGTTTTTAAGGGTTAACTGCTCAACTATTGCTGATTTTTCACCAGCACTAAATTGAGTGTTGTATGCTGGGAAAATACGACTAACACGTGCTGCGTTAGGCACCGGTTTATTTAATACTATTGCGCCGGCTCCGGCACTATCACGTCCAATTGGAGTACCAGTGATATCATCAATACCAAGACCGTCCTCTGTAATTTTAGTAACTCTTGCCCATATTTTTTCTGCACTGGTTGCAGTTGCAGTAGCAGAAGCACTTGTTCCACCGCCCCCAGTTATTTCAACTGTTACTGGGTTTGTGTATCCTTGTCCGCCATTTATAATAGTAATACTGGTTACCGATCCTGCTGTAATTACTGCATTGGCAGTAGCACCTGAACCTGTTCCTTTAAATGTTACAGTGGGTGTACTGGTGTAACCACTACCACCATTGGTTATTGTAAGTGTTGTTCCTGTTACACCCAAACTTCCACTGTTGTATGGACTTTCAATAAATTCTACAATACTGCCTAATTTAATTTCCTTAACTGCGGTGCTTGAGCTTTTGCCTACACGCTCCACAATACTATTACGTGTTATATAACCAGAGGAACTGCCTACTTTGTTCCACTGAAAACTTGCAGTGTTACTGCTAAACGCTACACTAACTGGACTATACTTTTGATAGAATAAGTTAATAGTTTCTGGATTACTAATTAAATTACTAATATACTGATCAAAAATTTGTTCTTCAGTTAAGTTAGTTGGTAAACTCAATGTAGTTCTGTTTAGTGTGTTTTCACTATATACATATCCGTCATCAGCAACTATACTAACATTTTGGTATTGTGCTGTGGGGTCGTTTATGTCAATGAATCTGCTGTGTCCACTATGTGTACGATTTATACTTTTAATTTTACGGATATTATCTCCAACTGTCAGTGGAAATACACTGTAGTCTTGTGCTGTAACCATACGATCCTGTGCCGCAAATACACGCCCACTGTTTGTTTTGATACTAGTAACACTTTCACGACTACTGGAATTATTTGTTGCTTCTTGCATTTCAGCAGTAAAGCTAGCAGTGTACTCATTGTTATCACTAGCAGTATATGTAAAGCTAAAATTTACTGTACCAACATCGTCAGTGTTCAAGGTGTAACTGTTGTTTAAACTTGTGCGATACCAGATACGCAAAATGCCACGTGGTACGTCAGCAAACACACCATCACCAAAATTTACACTAATTGTATCGTTGTCTTGCGTTTTAACACTATACAGTGTTCTTATTTTATTTTGAATTGCACTAAAAATTGCACTAACACCAAAGGTAGTATCTGTTTTAGTCCAGTTAGCCAATACTTGACCGTCTGCATCAACATTTTGAACCCATACGTCTTGATTGTTAATATTTGTTTCGTTAATTGCAATACTTAGGTTACTTATAGCACTGTCAGCAGTATAGTCAGTGTACTGTAGTGTACCTTGTTTAAATCCAACAAAGAATCCAGTATTTGCACTAGCAATGCCTTGGTTGTCATTTTTATATATAAAGTTAAAACTAGAATCTGGAGTTGGGTTAGGTTCTCCTAGAACATCATCTGCATCAATATACTGGTTAACTATTTCAAACGATTCATTTTTTCCGTTTACTTTTGCTTGAAACGGAAACACAATGCCCTGGTTGTCTGCAATGTTTGTATTGTACACATCTGTTTTAATACCGCTAATTGTTTTACTGGCACTTGGCTTACCAAATCGGTTTGTGCTGGCAAAAATTTCATTCATTATTAAAATAAAGTTTTGATAACTGTTTGAATCTAAATCATTGACAAAATCGATTTCCTTGCTTTTTAAACTTGTACCACTTACATCATATACATTTTGTGTAGTTTTTACGGAAGTAATTTTTAGCACCCCACGAGATGCTAACGCTCTAGCTGGATTGTATCCCAAAAAGTCTGCAATACGCAAAACGCTGGCACGGCGCTCTGCTGTACTTAAAAAGTTTTCTCTACTTGCTAGGTCCACACGGAACGCTAAATTGTGTCCCATAAATGCAATCATTTCAAGTAGTGCTACAAATTCACTTGAACTAATCCAGTCATTATAGTTTTCTGGATAATTGTCTCTAATATAATCAACCATTGCACTACGAATCGTATCGTAATCATATGCCTGGAAGTTTGCCTGTGCAAAACTGTCGTAGACTACTGTAAAGTCTTCAGCAGCAAACAGGTTTCTTTGTCTAATACTCTGTGCCATTATAAGTTCTCTTCTTCCGTTTCAGCTGTAAATTGCAAATACAATTCATCCACTGTCGCTGTATCTTTGTATGTTAAATTAACCACACATGTGATACTGTGTACCCCTACCTGTACATCTAAGTTGTTCAATATCCATCGTGGATCATTGTCAATAATATCTCTTACATCATCTTCTACTAAGTCAATAACAAGATCATCCAGTGGTTCAAACACCAAATCTGGTAGTACACTACCAAATTCAGGCTGACCAAGTCTCTCGCCTTTTCTTGTGTAGAAATGATTGAGTAAATCACGCTTTGCTAGTGCAATGTCTTCCAATACAACATTACCAAAACGTACATCTACTGTGCTATAACCTTTAAATATCGCCATACTACTATTTATAACTTTAATAAACAGGTGTTTTAATAGTTAATAAATCTGCTGGCCAATTTAAAAATTCCTGCCAAGCTGGGTCAGGAATTGTTAGTTTGTAACATTTGCTTTGTTGATATATTTGATGCCAAGTTGGCCGGGTAGGTGGCCGCATGGGAGATATGTCTTGCCGACTTCCCTTTTTACCATTACAGTGATTACATGCTGCAACCATGTTTTGCCATGTACTTTTACCGCCATGTAAGCGTGGAATAACATGATCAAATGTTAATTCATGGTGATAAAACTTAACTCCGCAGTATTGACACCGGTAGTCGTCCCTGATAAACAAGTTTCGTCTACTAAGTTTTGCGTGAGATTTACGTTTATGATACATTTTTGCAACAATAATACTGGGTACATCAAATTCTATACTTGGTGATCTAACTTTCCAGTTGTCATGTGTTTTAAAGATGTATATACTATCTTTATAGTAGGCGCTTATACTTTCTTTCCAACTGAGCGTACTTAGTGGGCTTAACTCCATGGGTTGAAAATCAGCATTGAGCAAAAGTGTGCTTGACATACTGTAGTCCTTTGTTGTAGATATTTATAGGATTATAATTGGCCGAATTTGGCAATAAGCTCACGCTGGCGCAAGTTAGTCATACCAGGTATAAATGCTGTGGTCTGTCTGTAGTATCCACTTTCGCACTGACGTTTACTAAGTTCAGTTGTTATACTACCACTTGTATATTGTTTAAGAGCATACGAAATTCCTTCACTACGTAAGTATTGTCGTGTTCTACTAGTAGTATAATCAGCTAGTTGTAAAACTCTAGCTTCTGCTCTGCGTGATGAAGGATTAACTTTTCCATCAGCTATCATATCAGTTGCTAACAGCCAACGTCCAGCACGAACAGCCGTAAACACATCATATACTCCAACATCACTGGTTACTTTTTTCCAAGTACCAGTATCACAATATAATCCAAATAATGCATCATAATGTGACTGCGACATACTAATAAGTGGCAGGGTTGATTTAAATATGGTCTCTTTACTTTTGATATATTCAATCCAAGCACTGTATGCTTCTGACTCAGTTATACCAATACCAGTTGCGTCACCATAACCATATCCAATTTTAAAGTTTTTGCCGTCTGCAGAGTATCTAAACATACGATACTCACTACCAGCCAACATTAGTTGTAGCATTTCAGCACTAACAGTAAGTTGTGGCAATGCAATCAAAAAGTTTACTCGCCAATCATCTTTAACAATATATGTATCCCATGCAGTTCTGCGGTTTTCTGTTACAAAATTAAGCATAGCCGTTGGCCAAATGTTTGTCTAGTGTACTTTTAGCATACGGTGCAATACCAGCGTATGTAAATCCACTGCCCCATGCACTGCGTCTGCCTGTGCGTATATCAAAATGCAAACTCTTATCATTGTATACACCAATACCAGTTATGCCAACACTACTAGCAATTGCAACTAACTGCAAACGCTGATCGTTTGTAAACTGTGCACCACTGATATCAACAGCGTTGCCTTGCATATGCTGTGATTTTTTAGCGCCGCCAACTTTTGCATTATAGTTTGGACTACGATAACCACTGGTAATAGTTAAAGGCTGTCCAAACTTTTTAGCAACTTGTTTAACTAACTCAAGCAACTTTGGATTTACTGCACGGTCAACTCCAGCTCTCCACTGTATCAATCCGCTAGCGTCAGTTTCAGCTTCAGGAAAATCTCCCAAATCATAAGCACCTGTATTTTCACCAGCAGTAGGGTTGGCTGGTGTTTGATAGTAATAAGTATCACTTGCATATTGATCAGTAGTGCCAGCAGGGCTACTGGTGTCTACAACTTGAACATCTAAGTGTCCATTCCATGGCTCAGCTTCTGGCACTCTAGTACTAACACTTTCTTTTACAACTTTGTTACCAGTATGCTGTGTTGTGGTTGGCGTTGCCGCCGCTAAAGCTGGTGGACCATTCATATCAATACGACTGGCTGTTTCTCTATAGTTTCCAGCAACTCGTAAATTGCCGTTACTTTCTGTTTCTATTTGTAAATTACTGTGTGCTTTAATGTCAATAGTACCAGTACTAGCATGCATCTTAACACCAGCAACTCCAAGACTTTTTATATTTGTTCCAAGTTTACTTTGCATATTAATATTGCCGTCAGCATTTATATTAAAATCGCCAGCAGTATTAAAGTTGATAGAACTTTGGGCATACACATCTAAATCACCATTACGGTTCATTTCAATCCAACTGTTGCCATCTTTACTAATAATGTATGTAAATCCATTTGTGTCATCCATTAAGATTTGCGCACCGCCAGCAGTACGTAAACGAACTAAATTACTTGTACCATCTTCAGCACCGCCATCGTCCATAACAAATGCATGACCGTCCGGTGTACTCATACCCATTACACGACTTTTGCTTTCACGTCTAGGATTACTAAAGTTTAATCCACGTAGCCTGTCTTTTTCAAGACCTTGTGTTTTTAAAGCTTCAGCTTGTGGGTGCGCTTCGGGTGGTTGGTTTTCTGTTTCTCTAGTTTTTGGAACTTCTTGTACAATTGTAAAATTACCATTGCTATCCAATCCACTTTGCGGTCCAGCAATACTACCGTTACGTGTTTCGTCAGGTAATACACCCAATACAATACCAACATTACTATCACCACTAAATGCTACTAAAACTTCAGTGTCTAAATCTGGGGGCTGTCCCCACATACCAAAACTACGTTGCGATGAACCTCCAGCAGGTGTTGTTCCACCAAATGGACTCATAAAACGGCACCAAACAGCACCCAAGTATTCACTGTCTCTATCAACCTTGTCAACTAATTCTGGATCTAGCATTCCGTAAAAACGAGCAATACTTACTTTAACACGGCCCATCTGTCTGGGATCGTCACTGTTGATAACAAATCCTCTGTATACACCTGCAGGAATTTTAATTCCCTTCTTAATAACATTTTGGTTGTATGCGTCTTTAACTCGTCTACTAAATTTATTACTACTTGCGTGGCTCATCTTGGTCCTCCACTTTCTTGAATTGCTGCTGGGTCTGATGTGAATTGTTGTAATTGTGCATCTGGATTATTTGTACCTATACCAGCCAATGGTACAATTTGTGGTGATTGTAGTGTTCCCAACACTGTACTAGTATTGGTTGCTAAATCTCTAACTGCACCTAAATGTTGAGTAAACATACCGCCGTTAAATCTATTAATAACATCAATAACACGATAGGTACCACTGAGAGTATAGTCGTCTCTGGGTATTCTTCGTCCTGCACTATTCTCGTCAATTGGAAACTTAACATTTAGAAAAAATAGTATACCACCCTTTTCGTAATCTGCTAACTCGCTAGTAGTAGAATTATTTCTATAAAAGCTACTGGGCAATCCCATCCAGTATGGGTCTCCACGTATGCCCATTTCAATTTTTAGCATATCAGCACTATTTTCTAGATTACTTTTAACTGCACCAAATTGTAATGTGCCACCGGATCCATCGTTTTCAGGACCGTAAATGTCACCGTCATCCACAATGTCTCCTGCAAATCTTAAACGCATACTGATATCATCTTTTGCTTCAGAAGCACTTAGGAAATTTCCGCTTGCACTGGTGCCATCACTACCACGTGTTAAATCAGCAAACTCAGCTAATTTAGCATCAAGTTCTGATTGAACTTCGCTTCTTTGTTCTTCCAATTCTTCAATTTGTATTTCTCTATTAATAATAACACTGGGCGGAGCACCACTTTTTTGTTGGTTTAGTTTAGATATCTTTCTACTAATTTCTACAATACTCTTTTTTAAGGCTTTGACACCATCATGTACTGTTGGTGCGGCTTGGCCGGCTGTTGATGCGTCTTTATTTGCATCACCAACTTGTCCGTTACCCACAACACTAATTTCATAATACTGGTTATCAAATTTTAAGTCCAGTTGCATAATTTCAGAATTTAGTCCAGTAAAAATATAATCATAACGTTTGCGTAGTAAATTTTGTGTAAACATTTTTTGTACTCTAGAATTCTGTATAGTAGCATTAGTAATGCCCTTTCCATACTGAACACTATCCATAATACGATCAACCATGATATGCTTTTTAATTTTGAATGTAATTATTTTAACATAGTCACCTCGCAATGGGTCAAATGGTCCAAATTCTACTTTGGGTACTACTTTATAAAATACTGGGAATTCATCTAAATTTTGATTGCTGGGCTCTCCTGGTGCTACTTTCATAAATCCACCAGTATCAGTTACAATCTTTTTATATTCTTCAGTTGCTTGTAAAACCATACTGGTTATATCTGCCAGGTTACTACCATTGGGTATAGTAAAATGTATCTTGTCGCCAATTTTACTAGGGCCTAGTGTTTTTAGTCCCTCTGCAGCCTGTTGTATCTTCCATTGTTGCCAAGTATCTGTACCAGTATCACTATCCCATTCAATACTGTATTCATCCTTGTATGCGGCATTCCAATTAAACAGTAGATCATTTTCCAAGCTCTTCTCATATTTTTGCATAAACTCACTGACAAATTCACCAACTGTCGCGGCCTCAACTGTGATTTGACTTTTAATAACTTGTTCCAAATAACTAAATGCACTTACACTGTTTTCAACTGCATTGATATTATAGTTGGCACCGCCAGCATCAACTTGCATTTGTATGTCTTGAAATACTATTGGATATATAAACTTTAGCGGGTGTCGTTTAGCACTACCATTTGACACACGGCCAATAAATTCAACTGTGAAAAAATACCTTGCCAACAAATGGTTTTCAATATTAAGTTGTCTTGCAGTCAGTGCAATGCTTTCCAAAAATGTAGTACCATTGGGTTCAGCTATTTTGATAGTAAACATATTTCCATATGTACTACGTACCTGACCAAATCCAACTTTAAATGATTGTTCTACGTCAGCAATATTATATCTTGATTCCTGACTGTTGTCAGCCATAACAATTGTCTTGCCACTACTAATAGCTGCATCAAGCAGTCCAGCACTATCAGGATGCACCATGTGTAGTGCAAGATTATAACTGTAACTGTCATATTGATTAAGTGTATTTTCTAAGTAAGACAACTTAAACTCCTATTGAGCTAGTATTAATTGGTACACGGAGAGTGACTCCAGTTTTAAAATCAAATATTGGATCAACAATCTTATTACGATTGAATAACACAAACACCCACCAGTAGTCTGCGTCACCGTACAATTCAAATGCAAGTACATCTGGTCGTAAATTGTGCTTGGCGGTTAATGTTATCTCTTTTGTATTTTCATAACTAATAGTTACTGGTGGAACATACGATTCCAAATACTTACTGTTTGATTTAGTTTTACTGTATACACTTGTTTTTTTATATGTAACTGCCATTAGATAAATCCTCCACGATAAAGTGATCCATTAGCAAATCCATTCAGTGTAAACTGACTTTTTGTACGTCTTGGACTGTATTGTACCAGTAGGTCCATGGCAATAGTAGCCACTGTTGGCATCTGTACTACACCTCCGCCAACGCTGGCTTCTACGTAATCTACATCATCTGGAAAACTTTGTGTAAATCCGCCAACCAAAACTGGTACACGTTCATAGTTTGTTGCACCATATGCACTAAATTCCAATACAGGAGGAGGAGCACCACGATCCGGGTCACCTTCTCCAAAATTCATTTTAGTAACTACTCTTAAGAAATGATATACTCCAGCCAAATATTGGATCTCTTCAGTTGTTTGTTGATAAAAAGTTGCTGTAATTTGAATACCTGGAGGGCTACTACTTTGAAATGCATGCGGCTGACTGTTTGTGTGTACCAAATCATATTTACTATATGCTACCTGTACTTGTGTTTGGATTGTTGGTGTATATGGAAATACAATACCACGATTTAAAACACTTGCAGGTCCTTGCAGTGCTTGGTTGTATCCACTTTTACATAACAGTCTGGCACGTTTATCTTCCATTATTTGCGTCCTAGCTTTTGGTCCATTGTACTCATTACTTGCTGATCAAATGCACCAAACAAATCTGTAATAAATTGCTGTGCTTGGTTATCATCAAGTGTTGCGTACTGTCTGCGTAACTCAGTGGCGCTTGTTGCTGGCTCACCAAGTACTTTAAATTTTTGTGTTGGTACAACATCTAGATACCCGTGTATATCGTATGTTTCACGTGTGTCTTTGTTGTGCTGATAATATGTAGGCTCTCCGTTTTTCTTGAGTCCTACTTTAAAACGTGGATTACCTTCATCCATATCCTTTTTGCCGACACCAAATACTGCGGCTGTTGTTTTAGCATCTAAACGATCTAATATTTCATTAGGAACGTATGGCTGTCGTGTATTGACAATTGCACTGGCTGGAACACCAGTAAGCATCATCATACGCTTTTTCTCTTCAAAACTAAATGGCGAGTCTGGTCCTTGCTTATCGCTAGTAGCAATAAAAGCAGTGCCATATTTGCCTGATAAATAGTCGTACACAAACTTATGCCCTTTATGAAAGGGATGAAAACGACCAGGATAGATAGCCACTGCTTTTGTTGCAGTTGCTTCTAAAAAACTAATAACTTCATTGATCAACATTGTAATAATCTCCACTACTATTTATACACTGAAAAAAGTGTGACTTTTAGATTGACATAGTGTATAATGAATGTTATAGTTATAACTACATAAGGGAAATATCTATGGCAAAACGAGTAAATTATTTAAACAACAAGGAACTTCTTAAGGAAATTCACAAGAGTAAGATTAGTTTCGCCTGTGTTACTGACGAGAAATACTATCAGAATGATGCTATTGTACATGACATGGACCAGATAACTGATGAAGTTATTGCCGAAGCTAAACAAACACGTGCTGATAGAATAGCTGTGGAAACACATGCTAAAGCACTAACCCAGTGGGAAAATACACCGGGTAAAAAGGCAAAAGACAAACCTAGGCTAATTAACCACAAGTTTGATGGTAGTGAAATACCACTTGAAGATGTAGTTATTAGATATATGACATTTGATCATGTGCCATTAGAGCCAGGACGTAAGAATAAACCAAAAACTATAGCTGATCAGCATGCAAAATGCAATTATCCGCCATTCATTCACTTAGCCTGGGTAGAAGGCAAATGGACAGAAGTTGTGCGTAGCCACTGGAAAGGTGGGTTAAGCAACGGACATTTTAGTGTTTCACATGGTCGTATTACAGAAAAGTTAGCTAGTATGATGATGATGTTGTGTCACCGATACAGTATGCGTAGTAACTGGCGAGGATATACGTATGTAGATGAAATGAGAAGCCATGCATTAGTACAATTATCACAAATTGGATTGTACTTTGATGAGAGTAAATCAGCAAATCCATTTGCATATTACACAGCGGCTATTACTAATAGCTTTACACGAGTGCTTAATTTAGAAAAACGTAATCAAAATTTAAGAGATGACTTGCTTCAACAAGCAGGCCAAACACCCAGCTTTACACGTCAAATGGATGACGAAGCTCAACAGCGTAAAGCAAGGGAAACCAAAGAGTCAGATTACCATGATAAAATGGAGCAAGAAATGAAAGATGCAGGTTATAACGTACTATGAGTCAATTCTTCAATAAAGTTGCGTGTTTTACAGATATACACTTTGGTAACAAAAACAATAGTAGACAACACAATGATGATTGTGAAAGGTTTATCTATTGGTTTATTGAAAAAGCCAAAGAGGCTGGATGTGAAACATGTATATTCCTAGGGGACTGGCATCATCATCGTGCTAGTGTTAATGTTAGTACACTGAATTATACAGTACCAAATATTAAACGACTAAGCGAAGCGTTTGAAAATGTATATATGATTATGGGAAATCATGACTTATACTACAGAGAAAAGCGTGAAATACACAGTGTTCCGTATGCTGATTTACATGACAATGTACACATTATCAATGATAAAATGGTAGAACGAGACGGTGTTAGCCTTGTTCCTTGGCTTGTTGAAGACGAGTGGAAGAAGATGAATAAGCTCAAATCACGTTATGTATTTGGACATTTTGAACTTCCATTCTTTAAAATGAACGCTATGGTTACTATGCCGGATCATGGCGGACTTAAAGCTGAAGACTTTAACGGTCCCGAATATGTGTTTAGTGGACATTTCCACAAACGTCAGGACAACGGCAATGTTCATTACTTGGGTAGTCCGTTTCCACACAACTATGCAGATGCATGGGACGACGAACGTGGCATGATGATACTCAATTGGGGAGGTGAACCAGAGTACATAGACTGGACAGATGGCCCTAAGTATAGAACACTACCACTAAGTAAACTGATAGACGACCCAGATCGCTACTTGAGTGCAAACACGTATTGTCGTGTAACACTTGATGTGTCTATCAGTTACGAGGAGGCAAACTTTATCAAAGAGACTTTTGCAAAGCAATACAGTCTCAGAGAAATTAGTTTACTGCCTGCTAAGAAAGAAGAACATGCTACTGATTGGAAAACTGACAACGAAATAGAGGTTGAAAATGTGGACCAAATAGTGTATAATCAACTTAAAGCTGTTGATAGCGAACTGATAAACAGTAAAATTCTTATGGATATATATGCGAACTTATGATTAATATTAGAAACGTAACCATTAAAAACTTTATGAGTGTTGGTAACGTCACACAAGCCGTACGGTTTGATGACGCAGGACTCACACTAGTACTAGGCAACAATGTTGACTTGGGCGGTGACGGTAGCCGTAATGGCACTGGTAAAACGACAATCATTAACGCATTAAGTTATGCGCTATATGGAAACGCACTAACAAATATTCGCAAGGATAATTTGATTAACAAAACTAACAACAAAGGCATGTTAGTTACTGTAGACTTTGATGTTAACGGAACTGAGTACCGTATCGAACGTGGACGTAAGCCAAACATCTTTAAGTTTGTAGTAAACAACCATGATTTTCATGATGACGCTACAGATGAAAGTCAGGGTGTTGGACGTCTTTCACAACAAGAAATAGAAAAGCTTCTGGGTATGAGCCATGATATGTTTAAACATATTGTTGCATTAAACACATACACTGAACCTTTTTTAAGTATGCGAGCTAATGATCAACGTGCTATTATCGAGCAATTGCTGGGTATTACTATGTTAAGTGAAAAAGCAACAGTACTTAAAGACCAGATGAAAGAATCGAAAGACTCCATCAAAGAAGAAGAATATCGTATCAAAGGGGTAGAAGAAGCAAACTTAGCAATTGCGAAAAGTATTAAAGACTTAGAGCGCAGACGCAGAGTTTGGGAAGAAAAGAAAACTAATGATACGATTGCTTTTGAACAGGCGATTGCCGAACTGGAGCATCTTGATATTGAAACGGAACTTACTGCACATGCAGATTTAATTACGTTTAACAATAAAGTAACACAACAGTCACAGCTACAATCTTTTGTTAAGTCAATTGAAGCTGATGATAAGAAACAAGGTAAGCTAGTCGAGAAGCTAGAAAAAGAAATTGGTCTGCTAACAGATCACAAGTGTTATGCTTGTGGACAAGACATGCATGATACAAAACAAGAAGAAATTCTCAAATCAAAACAAGAGCAGCGTCATGACGCCGCCATGCACATTGTTGCTAACGGCACACAGTTGCAAGAGCATAATACGGCTCTACAACAACTAGGTGAAATCGGCACTGCACCTAGTACATTTTATGATGACATTGCTGATGCACATGATCATCGTAACAAAGTTGTACAACTACAAGGTCAACTTGATCTTAAAAAAGCTGAAAATGATCCGTATACAGATCAAATTGAAGCATTGCAAAATGAAGGCATCCAGGAGGTTTCGTGGGACAAGATTAATGATCTCAATGTCTTACGAGATCACCAGGACTTCTTAATGAAACTGTTGACAAACAAAGACAGTTTTATTCGCAAACGTATTATTGAACAAAACTTATCATACTTAAACACAAGACTTGGCTATTATCTAACTAAACTCGGGCTACCACATGAAGTACAATTCCAACCAGACTTAACTGTAGAAATTACAGAGCTTGGTAGAGAACTTGACTTCGACAACTTATCTAGAGGCGAACGCAACAGGCTTATACTTGGCTTATCATGGGCATTTAGGGATGTATTTGAAAGTATGAATACACCTATTAACTTTTTGGCAATTGACGAACTAGTAGACTCAGGCATGGACAGCAATGGTGTAGAAGCATCATTAGGCGTACTCAAGAAGATAGTACGTGAAAGAAACAAAAACGTATTCTTAATTAGTCACAGAGACGAACTTGTGGGACGAGTAAGTCATACTCTGCAAGTACTAAAAGAGAATGGGTTTACAACATTTAATGCGGATACAGATTATGTCGAAGAATAAAGATGAAGATTTAGAAGATATCGTATTGACAGACTTGGATACAGGTGTTACACTTAACATACCATCATCCAAAGTTGTAACACACGACAGTTATAGTCATATGAGTGATTTTAATATGAGTGATAATAGCAGTATTACTATTGATACCGGCTCTTTAACGAGTGATTATATAAGTACATTAACTAACACTGGTGTGTTCAGCGAAGATGAATTCAGTGCTATATATGAACGGCCTTCTGATAAAGTTATCAGGAAGCGTTATACAGGACATAAAAAGGTACAGGATATCAGCGAAGTTGGTATACACACATTGGAAAAAATGAGTAAACGTGGTAAGTAGTGATTGGAAATATAATGGGTCAGTAGTAAATGAACTTCCTGAAACATGCGTAGGCTTTGTCTACATTATTACTAATACCACAAATGGCAAAAAATATATTGGAAAAAAACTGGCAAAATTTAAGGTAACTAAACAGCCACTCAAAGGCAGAAAAAATAAGAGACGTAGTACTAAAGAAAGTGACTGGCGTACTTATTGGGGCTCAAGCGACAAACTTAATGAAGATGTCGCAACACTAGGCGAAGATAAATTTACACGTGAGATATTATACTATTGTGAAAGCAAGGGAGAACTATCTTACTTAGAGGCAAAAGAACAATTTGATCGCAGTGTACTAGAAACAGACGAATATTATAATGGTATCATCAATGTTAGAGTTGGTGGTAGTAATATATTAAGACATCGTCTACTAGAACATCGAAAGGCTTACGGCAAATAATGGCAAAAAAATTAGATTGGTCCAAGGCACGAGCAGATAAACTTACAGGTGAACTAATTAGTTCACAAGCACAAACTTCAAACGCAAATTCCGACAAGTATTATAAATACAAGTCAGATATTGAAATACAGACACAATTATTAAAACAGGGCATATGGCCCACAGGCAAACATCAAGGCACCATAATCGCCGATCTACCGGTAGATTATTTAATTTGGGCAGGTCAAAAACTAAAGTCCAAACACATGAAACATGCTGCAAATAACGAACTTTTAAGGCGTTATTACTCCGGCATTATAAAAATATAAATCTCAGGCAAAACATAATCTAACACATAAGGTTGGCGGGCCAGATTAATTTACCGCTGTGGAAAAACCTATGGGGACATAGGACACGTACATATTGATGGGCCTATCTACAAACTTGGGGTTACCGTTGATATAGATCGATGTTAGCGATCTGCAATACTTTAAGTATTGTAGTCAATGCGTTGGTTTGACAAACCAAAATGAGTAGGCTCTCCTGACAATTGGATCCTACGGGTAGTAAATTGGTCGCTACATATGGCCGTTTATGTTCCTGCGTTGTAAGCAGATTGTAAAGGGGTACAGCACAACCGCCCCCACCTTACGTTATAAAGGTTTATCGATATGTAGTGTGGCATTGGATAGCGGGCAAGCTCTCTAGGTTTACATTTAGCCGTATCAGGCTAAGTGTGACTAGACTTTATGGCAAACTAATAATATATTATATCTTATCATATATCTTCTTGTTTTAAAAATGATTTATGAATGAAATGAATAAATCCGTTGTCGTAAGACAACGTAAACAAGATGATTATAACATGTTTGCTTCTGATATACCTTTATCCTGTTTGATCTTCTTGGATATGATTTTCGATAGTCTGTTAACGTTAGCCAAAGGCATTTGTAAGAGATCGTTATAACTGAGACCTCCGTTGCTGTAAACAGCTAATTCTAATAGATTCTGTTCTAAATTTTCTTGCTGGACAATCAGATCCTTGGTAAAGGCGTTCAGCTCTAGGGCTGACATTCTAATTGCCCTTATGTGAAAAAATTTATAGGATCCAACTCCAGTTTAGTTTTATATTCGTGCTGACATTCAGTACATGTTAAATTGATGTTTGTGTCAATTCGTGGATCACTTAACTTACGAATACGTGAAATAACCTTTTCATAAGTCTTACTGTCCATGTTTTCGACCCATTCATAAATGTGTTCAGCATTTTCAACTTTAATAGTTTCGCCGCTTTCTTGTGGTAATTCAACACTTAAAATATTGTCTGCACACAATTGAACACTTACAGCACTTGCTTGTAACAATGCTTCGTCAAACATTTGTGCTTTATCATCGTCTGTTAGGTCGTCATTAAGTATCATTTGCATACGCATCTGATGGAAACGTTGTACATTACCTTTTACTTGACTGCGTAAACTGAATGGTCTAACAAATATCTTAACTCCACCTTCAATTTCAATAACATTTTCTTTGTCAATTGGCTGTGCTGACGCCATGAGACTGGGCAATGAAATTTCATACTCCCCTTCTTTCTCACACTTTGAACAAGTACTGGTTACTTCCAACATTTCTCCGTGTGTTGCAACTTTGATACCCATGAGAATCATATCAACATCACATGTTGGTATTTCTTCTGTATTAGATATATCTGGAACACAACTTTTAAACAAATCAAACAGTGCATCGCCATTAAACAGTGCATCAGGTGACTTGAGTTTGATTTCATCCACGGCAGTCATTGGCATAACGCCAAGTTCATCGTCGATACTCAAGTTTAACCCACTGTTATAAAAGCGGCCACTGCTTGGTAAGCTAAGATATACGCTTTTACTACGGTATAAGTCCTTTAATGGATTATCGCTCATTTTAACCTCGCTAAATAGTAATAGTGCCACAACATGTGGCAATATGGTAATATTATTTATCTACGTACATAATAGCAGATTTTAAGCATGGCAGGATCAAAACACACAATAGAAATAGCTGGACAGGCAGTAGAAGTACCAGCATGGGCCAGTGAAGAACAACTCAAAGAGCTTATAGCCATTGACAAAGGGAACTTAGCCAGTTTAAGTGCATTACTTCAAAATAATAAAGCTGTTTCCAATAGACAAATTGCTGAAAACAAACGGCTATTGGGCGGAGTTAAACAATCTATTGACGATAGCACTGGAAGTCAGAAAAAAGATGACGCCAAGATATTTAAAAGTTTACGTGATTTGCTCAGTATTAATAAATTACAAGCGGCGGCTGCTAAAAAATCTAGAGAAATTGAAAAAGCACAAGTTGATAACCTTAATAATGCTGTTAAGAACATGGGTACAGGAATTAGCAAAAGCGCCAAAGACCTTGCAACTGGTGTTCAGAAAGTTGACCTCAAAGGTATAGCAACGGCTGTTGGTAGCATTGCTGGTATGGGAACAGCAGCTGGATTTGCTGTTGGTATGATTGAAGGGTTTGCTAAGAATCTAACAGAACTCATGAATACTGGTGTCGGGTTATCTACATCACTAAGTGATCTGCGTTCAGATGCAGCAAGTGCTGGATTAGACTTAGCATCTTATGGTAAAATCATAAATGGAAATAGCCGTGCTATCAAAGCAATGGGATCATCAACTGACGATGGTGCTAGAAACTTTGCGGCACTCAGTAAACAACTGCGCAATAGTGCCAGAGATGTAGGACAATTTGGTCTTAGTAACACTGAGTATAACGAAATACTAGCAGAAGAAATTGAAATTAGACGTCGCGGCGGAATGAGTCAAGCACAAATTACTGACAGTGTTAACAAAAGTATGAATGAGCTAATGAGTGAAACAACTGCACTAGCCAGTATTACAGGTCAAGACCGTAGAGAAATGTTACGTAACCGTCAGGCTGTTCTAAGTGATCCAATTATTGAAACAGCAAGACAGCAGTTTGCAGCACTGGGTAAAGATTTACCTGCAAATATCGGAAACTTAGGCTCAATAATTGGCGGTTTAGGCGATGAAGGCGCAGTATTTGCAGGTGCTCTTGCACAAGCAGCAGTTACTGACATTCCGTTCTTTAGTACTGCACTTGGTAGTCAGCTTAAGGAGATGATCAGTGTAGGTGGTCCTGAAATTCAAGGTGCATTTGCAGACATTGCAAAATTTGCTGACGAAAACGCACTCACAATGCCAACAGAAGAATTTAACACTAAAATTACTGCAATGATGGGCAGACTGGGTGAGGTTGCTACACCTGAAGTAAAACAAAACTTAATGAATCTTGGTGCTACTGGAGTAGATAGTGCTACTAAGTTACTGGGATTTGTTAATGGATTACAAGGAATAGCTACATCTGAAAAGGCAATATCAGATGCTAGAACAAAAACAGACGAAGGGCTTAAAGATAATGCCATGGTTGGAGTTCCAAGTGCTATGGAAGAAGCAGCCAATGCAATTAAAGCAAGCGCACTTAATACTGTTTTAGATACTGTTGGTGTTGATGTCAAAGCAAGTGGGTCTGACTTAGCAGATGCAATACGTGGAATTGGTGATCGATTTGGTGGGGAAAAAGGATTATTTGAAGGGATCGGACTTGCGGGCGTAGGCATTGCTGGATTGATTGCTGGACTAGCTGCGGCCACCATTGCTATAAATGCACTAACAACTGCTATTACTGTAAAAGCATTAGGCGGTTTAGGTGGCATGGGCGGTGGTGATGTTGGCAAAAACAGTAGGGGTAAAGGCAATGCTAGAGTCAAGCCACGTGGAAGATTTGGTAAAATATTTGATTTAGGTCGGCGTGGTGTCAACTTTATAGGTGATAAACTTGGTGGCGGAGGACGAGCTATTGCTGGTGCTGGTACCGCAGTTGCATCTAAGGTAGACAAAACAAAAATCCCAGGAATGGGTAACGTTGCCAAAGGTGCTTTGAGAAGGTTTGCGCCTGTTGCGGCACTTCTTGGCGCTGTTGATGCTGGAAGTGCATTAATGAATGATGATTTATCAACAACTGAAAAATCAGAAGAAGTTGGTGGCGCTGCAGGCATGGCAGGTGGCGGACTAGCAGGTGCGGCCGCAGGAGCCGCTATTGGCAGTGTTGTTCCTGGTGTGGGAACAGTAATTGGTGGTATAGTAGGTGGTGTAATTGGTTCTTTTGCTGGTGATTTTATTGGCAGTAAAGCTGGAGAAGCAGTTGGTGAAAAGTTATCAGAAAAGGAAATCCAAGGACTAGATTCTGAAATTACCGAAACCAATAAAGAAATTCAAGAATTACAATTACGCATACAACGAAGTATTGACGGGCAAAATGAATTTTGGGGTAGCGAGGAAGGTGGTCAACGTAAGGCCAAACGTGAAATCTCAAAGTTAGAAGAAAAATTAGCTGAATTAACTGGACGTGTTGAAAAGTCTAAAATGTCAGAAAAACCAGCAACTCAACTATCAACAATACTGAATACACAAAAAGCATTATTGGCTGATGCAAATAAAAAATCAGCCGCATTATCAAAGTTTGAAGCATCTGCTGGTGAAAAAACAGTTATTGGCAGAGAGTTTGATCCAATCGAAGGTGGTGATGTTGATGTTATGGGATATGCTGATCCTGAAAAGCAAGCTGAATACAAGCAGTTATTTAAAGACAAATACAAAAGTCAATCTAAGTTAAACAAGTATGAAAGTTTTGATAGATATAAAATTGCACGTGCAACTGAACTAGCAAAACAGATGGGTATCGATACTGGTGATGGAAATGTAAAATTCACAGCAGAAGGAAATGTTCCTTCCACTATTAATGGACAACGAGTTGACCAAAACTTACTGTCAGAACGTGAAAAACAAAAAATAGGCGCAGCAAGAGAACTACGTGATATGATGAATGGTAGATCGACACGCCCTCCGTCAGTAAGTACATCAGATACCAACAATACAACTACACTAGATCAGACATCAAGTGTTAGTCCAGAAGTTGCGCCACTTACTAAAGCACAAGGCGATCAAGTAATTTCTGAACTAAAAGAAAACAACAGACTACTAAGAAAGCAAACTGATACAATTGAGAATACTGCATAAGCGGTTGACAAATATCGATAAATATAGTAACATATAAAATAAAGAGATAAAAATGAGTTGGAAAAAACACTTTACAGTATACCAAGGCAAAGAAGCCAAAAGTAACAACAAAGGCGCTGGTAGTAGCGGAAGCACTAGCCGCTTTCAGAGTTGGTTACCAGAGGTGTACAGTGGTATGCCAAACCGTGTCGAACGCTATATGCAGTACGACCAAATGGACATGGACAGTGAAATCAACGCTGCTCTTGACACTATTGCTGAATTCAGCACACAGTTTGATGATGAAACTGGAACACCTTTTAAATTTGTTTACAAAGGCGATCCTAGTGAAAGCGAAAGCAAAATTCTAGAACAAGCACTAAAGCAATGGTGTAACTTAAATGATTGGGACAAGCGTATGTTTAAAACGTTTCGTAATGTCATTAAGTATGGTGATCAGCCGTTTATCCGTGACCCAGAAACATGGGAACTGATGTATGTTAATCCACAAGATGTACTCAAAGTAGTTGTTAACGAAAGCGAAGGCAAAAAGCCAGAGCAATACATTGTTAAAAACTTAGACCTTAACTTACAAAACAAAACAGCAACTGAACCTCTAGAGCATAACAATACATTTAGTGGCGGAACTACTGCTGGCGGATTTGCTAGCATGGAAGGCCGCAGTTATGGTGCCACAAGTAACAGTGGCACAGCTGGCATCGAAATGCAAGAATTTGCCATTAATGCTGAACACATGATGCATGTGGCAATGACCGAAGGAATGGACGTAAACTGGCCGTTTGGTACAAGTGTTCTTGATCCAATTTTTAAAACATACAAACAAAAAGAATTACTGGAAGATGCGATTATTATCTATAGAGTACAACGTGCGCCAGAACGCCGTGTATTTTATGTAGATGTTGGTAACATGCCTCCACACAAAGCCATGGGCTTTGTTGAAAGAGTTAAAAACGAAATACACCAACGCCGTATTCCAAACAAAACAGGCGGCGGACAAAATGTAATGGATGCACAGTACAATCCACTTAGTATCATGGAAGACTATTTCTTTGCACAAACTGCTGAAGGCAGAGGTAGTAAAGTTGATGTGTTGCCGGGCGGTACTAACTTGGGTGAGATTGATGACTTAAAATTCTTTACAAACAAAATGCTTAGAGCATTACGTGTACCCAGTAGTTATTTGCCAACAGGACCAGAAGATGGTAGTGCAACATATAACGACGGACGTGTGGGTACTGCATTTATTCAAGAACATCGGTTTACAAAGTATTGTCAAAGGTTACAAAATCTTGTACAACCAATTTTTGATAAAGAATTTAAACTGTTCCTCAAAAATCGCGGCTTTCAAATTGAAAGCGGATTGTTTGATTTACGATTTATTGAACCACAGAGCTTTAGTCAGTACAGAGAAATTGAAATTGACAATGCAAGAGCTGGAGTATTCAACCAGATAGACGGGGTAGATTACTTGAGCAGGCGCTTTATACTTAAAAAGTATCTTGGACTTAGTGAAGATGAGATACTAGAAAATGAAAGTATGTGGAAAGAAGAAAATCCAAATGCATCTGGATCAGCTAGCGGAGACGAAAGCGGATTGAGCAGCGTTGGTATCCGTCCAGGATTAGATGATGCCCCAGGTGGCGATTTTAGTATGGAGGATGACGGTGATCTAGGCGATGAAGCTGATGATGGAGAATCACCAATCAGCGGCGATGCTGATACCGACACAGGAGATGAAACATGAAGTTTCGTGAGTTGAGAGAATACTATGAAGCTGAGGATGATAACTTCAATTCAGCTAAAAT